AATATTGTATTCCCCAACGATTATTGGATTACTCACCAAAAAAAATGTACTAATACCGCCTATCTTGACCCTAATAGACCCATTAGTTTCTATAGCATTATAGTCATTAATTAGACTATGCCCCAAAATAGCTTTTCTGGATGCTAGACTATTCACAGTTCCAGCCCAGCCTACTCCAGCAAAATCCCCAACTAGGGTTACCGGAGTAAGTAGGTCTATAAAAGTACTAGATCCATCAAAGTTACCAACATAAGATCCAAGTGACTGTGCAAAAGTCCAGAACATTTGAAGAATCTTCTTCACCTTTAAACCTCCACATGAATAATTACATCACCTGTTGCAGAGTTAACTGAGTTGTTAGTAATGTTAAGCGTAAGTTTTGAATTAACGTAACACGGCCCATAAGAATTTCCAAGCTTAGGAATTATCTGCTCAGAATCACTGGCACTTCGATCAGCGCCCTCACCGCCAAGAACATCACAACCGTCCTCATCAGTTAGTGTCACGTCATAATCTGCTGTTGGGGCAGTACCGCCTGGGTTAGTCACCATTCGTACAATAAAGCCAAAAATATCACTGGGGCTTTGACTTGCTGGTAAGCTCCCATCACTCGCGTCAGCTACCCAGCTAACCCGATAAACTTTTGATTTGTTTTCATTTTGTAAGTCTTCCTCAACGAAGTCCCACACTACAGTTCCAGCCATTTTTTAATCCTCCCTATTACCAGCCACCACTCAGCTGAAAGATTCCATTTGCATGAAGCTGCAAAGTAAGTGTATTTCCGTCAGTTACTGTCACGTCCGCAGGGGCGTTGTCCATCAGACACATCGCCACAAGCTGCTTACCTGCATCAGTATCGTCATAAATAATTGCATAACGTCCAACAATCGAACCACCACTAGCAGTCCAATCAATATCATCGGCATCAAAAGTCACGGTGCCACTTGAATCAGCCCACGTAACACTGGCCAAGGTTTCTCCGCCAGTCGCATAACCATTACCATTTGCAACTTCGTTACTAAGGGCTGAATAATCATCATCGGTTTGAACAGGGGTAAGTGAACTAGTAAAAAGCGCGCACTTGAAAGTGTCACCGTCCAAGTCCAGTGTCCCATCTGCCATTTTTTCTTTAAAGCTATCGTAGATTTTCCAGGCATCCGCAGCCATTTTTTATCTCCTACGTTAAATTTTTTAACACAGATCCCAAATTAACTGGGGTCTGGAACAACTACATTCGGCGCAGCCACAAGGATCTGGCCATTATAATTACAAACGCCACTGGCCGAACTCATTCCGTAAGGGTCATTGGCGCTAAAAGTTTTAGTTTCTCCATCCCGATAAACAACTTGCTTGCCGTTCGTTAGCATAAGAAAGTTATGAAAATCCGCCACACTCCAAACATGCCCTTCGTTAAGGGAATCAATTTTAAGCGTAAGTGTAACTCCGTCACTCTCAAGTTCGTAAATCTGGGTTGCCGTACAAACAAGCGTTAGCTGATTAAGTTCGAAAAGTTGTGGATAAGGAAATTCTGGGGCAGGACTAATCACGCTAAGATCGATTTCACTTAACGCTTCAATCGCACTCAGCGCTCCTTCGACTGGAACCATACCAGTAGATTGTACTAGAGCTTGTCGCCCTCGTTTATTTTTGTCGGTCTTTCGGAGCCCTACCACCAAAGCTTTCTTCATGGTGTAGTTGAATTCCCGCATTACAGTTTCCCAACAACATCGTCAAGATTTTGAAGGTTCTTAGTTGGGCCGAAAGTTTTTTTCTGAATACCAACTTCGGCTCCAATTGCTGTTCTAGCTTCAGGCGCAGCCCGCTTAAGGACTTCGTCAAAGCTTAGCCCAGGATTCTCACTCTCAATGCGCTCAATTACTTGGGCGACAACTGGTTTGTGCTCTAGTAAGTCTTGATTCGATGTGTAAAATTCCTCACTTTTTTTATGAAGAACTGCACTTCGTCGTACAAGATTCTCATTTACAATTGGCAGAACTTTAAGGGCTTCCTGTACTGCAATGTGAATCAAGCTTTCAAATCCCTCACGAGAGCCATTTTTCAGCTGTTCCCAAAGGCCATCACTTATTAATCCACCGTATCTTTTTCAATACCAAGTAAGTCAAGTTCCATGCTCGCAAGCCAATCCCTCGCACCAGCGGTGTTCCGATAACTTACTTCAAGCTTGTACAGTGCGGCATTCACACAGACGTCTTCGAAGTTAGTCATCCAAAAGTTCTCAGCGTCTTCGGCACTAGGCCATGGCGTGCTCCGCTTAAACCAAACCTCAAGATCCCCGTCAATGTCTGTGGGAGGCATGGTCACAATTCCAACACTCCCAAGTTGATCAGTATCCAAGGCCATCGTCCAATAAGTAGTCGTGGCGTTATCAACATCTGCGAAACTTGAATCGCTAAAAAGCTCACGCATTGCAATCGGAGTCAAGTACGTTAACAGCTTCGAACCGCTTGAAGTCACAAACCAAACTTCTTTAATGCTCCGTTGGTTATCTACATCAAGCGAGTAGTCCCCGATGCTTACTGCGGTGATTTCCTTAACAATGTCTTTGTCAAATCCGACACGACGGTCTAAGAACTTGATCCCTGCTTTAATATAATAATCTGCCCCGTTGTCAGCAAAGCTCCCATCGACTAGGTCATACCGACCACTAAGCTTGGCGAACTGTGTTCTGATTTCAAGTAAGTTCACTGTGGCTTTGCCTCCTATGGCAAAAATTTAAACATAGGGAGCTTTTACCCTCCCTATGCTAGTTAAATTAAACTACTTACGCAGTGTTGGTCTGACCGAAACCATTCAACCAACCCCAGCCAATAGGATGATGATACTCAAGACCAGCTTCGGTCAAGAATTCCTGCTCTTCACCGTCCTTCGTGGTGGTTTTACTTTGGTCAATAAAGTTAGTATCATCAATAAAGCGATACTTCAAGTTCTTAGGCTCGAAAACCAGCATTGAGTTACGGGTACTTGCTTCGTAACTGAAAAGTGGGTGAGTCTTCATAAAGATGCTACCGAAAGGAGTAACACATTCCCATACCTTAAGACCATAGGCCAAAGTAGTAGGAGTGATTTGCATCTGTCCAGCACTTTTCGCAAGACGGTTAATCGCAAGAACAGTTCCACTACCTACGAAGGCCATCTTCTCAGCTTCGCCATAACGGAAGATTTGTTCAAGTGTGGAATCCAACCACTCTTCGCCACTGGCAAGCCAGGTGTCACCAGAGTAGTCACTGTCGGTTACGTAATTCGCGTTAACGCCACCGGCCTTAGTTGCAGCAATAAGTCCCTGTGTGGTGCGTTCAGGCTTGCCGTTACTTCCGGTGTTTTCGGTGCGAATACCATACAAGAAAGCTTTTTCCATCTCGATTGAATGCATCTCAAGAGCTTCACGCTTGGCTTCTTTCTTCTGATCGCCAGTACGTAACCTGGTGCGCATTGCAGTACGAGTCATGCTGAGTGGGGTACGGAAAATCTGGGTGTAATTGTACCACTTGACGGGATCATATGCAATAACGTCAGGCATTACAGCACCCTCAGCATTGATGTTACCAACAACAAGAATGGTATCACAATCACTCAAGTCGCCACTGGAACTATTATCATCCGCTTCCAAGAGCTTCACAGCAATCTGGGAACTTGCGCCATTAAGAATAACGCTAGTAACTTTACCGTTAACATCAACGTCAAGGTCACTCGCATCACGCATAAGGGTCTGATGGCCAGCACGAAATTCAGATGCTACGGCCTCGGTAGTCTTAACGTACAAAATTGCTCCAGCCACACCACCACTGGTATAAGCCGCACTCATTGCACTATCAGTATAAATGTTTGTTACTGCGCCACCTTGGGTAGCAAGAGTCTTAGTCCACCAGTTGTACTCGGGATCATTAACTCGTTCGCTGCCCATCATACTCATCATAGCAGTAAGTGGGGCGGTTCCGTTAGGGTAGAGATAAAGAATAGTTTCACGCCAATTTTTGGGGCGCTGATCTGTGGCCCAATCACCGTTGCCACGCATTCCTAAATGTACAGCCATTTTATTTCTCCTTATAAATTAGAAAGTTATTAACTTTAGATTTCAGTAACTGTTACTGTTACGCCCATAAGAGCAACGTCAGTACTAGCAGCCGTTGTCGCAGTAAGCAGAACATAAAAAGTTTCATCTGCAGCAACTACCTCGGCTAGGCCAGTTTTTTCGTCATCAAATGCGGTGTCTGCAGTAACACTGATCTGAGTAATTGCGCCAACACTAGCATCAGCTACATCACCAGCAGCAGCTGTGTGTTTACGAAGATCGGCATCAAGTGTTGCAGTTCCACCAGCACTTTCGATTTGACCTACCACACTAAAAGCAGTAATAGTCCAACCTACTTTAAGTGGAATATTAATTGGAACAACCAAGGTTCCCGCAGTCTCACTTGCAGCAACGGTGGCCAGACTAATGTCATCTGCAGCGGCTACAGTCCAACCTGAAGTTCCGCCTACTTTAGCGCCAGCAACACCGATCGTGTACTGTTGGGCTGTTCGATTAACTTTATCTGCTGGAGTAAATTCTCCGGTAACTCCAAGGGTTTCCCCAATAGTAGCAAGCCCGCCAACAGTCAGATCATCACTAACTGCAAGATCATCTGTAACTGCAATATCTGTAGCGGTTGAGATACCATTAGGAAATTCAATGGCTGCTCCAGGCGCTGCTTCGATGCCAAGAACAGCAAGTTTTCCTCTAAGACTCATAACTTACCTCCTTAGCTATAGTTAGCCTGAAGCTCGTTCCAATAAACACCATCAGAATAAAGCACAGTACTTTCGCCATCTGCATCAAGTGTGATGTCTGTCAGTCCAGCATCATCTGCCTTGTCCTGAACTGTACATCCGCCACCAGCATCAATAGCATGAATTGTATAAATTCTGCCCACAGCCTCTACAACGCTTGGCAGTGTGCAGGTTCCAGTATTACTGGCGGTAAGCGTAAACTCAACAAAGTTGTCATTTACTCCCATAACCAGATCATCATCAGTAATGTACTGACGCTTGTCAACTACGATATCGCCCATTTGACGAGCAATAGATCCTTCTAAGGCCATAATATTCTCCTTTAATAGTCAGTAATTAAATCGTTAATTTGTAGCTGTTCCTTGGAAAGTTTCTTCTGCGTAGCTTTGTGCTTACCCTTTGCCTTTGGGATTGCAGGTCTTTTACCTTTCCTCGTTAGCTTTTTCTTGGGAGCTTTTTCGACAGGTTGTTTGGTACCAAGAACTTGTCGAGTTTTCTTTGCTGCCTCCGTTAGGACTTTTGACATGTCCCAATCAGGATGCTCCGCACCAACGTTTTGCGCTACTGCGCTTACGGTCTTTTTGACTGCTGCGAGGTCTTTGTTATCGCGATAAAAACTGTCCACCAAGTTCTGCATGCTTATAGCCTGTGTCGCGCGCTCGGTAACAATTGTTGGCAAATCAGCCTGAAGACCATCTATGGTTGACTGGCGAGTATGGTCAACAACTTTTTGCAGAAGCTCCACAAACTTAGCTGGATCGTCCTGCATGTCGTTAAAGTCCACATCACCAATCAGCTCAGCAAGTGTCGGAGAAGAATTAGATTCCTCATCATTCTTGCTGGAAGATTCAATTATTGGTTCTGGTTTAGGCGCAATGCCGATAGTTTCTGCTACACCACTTTCAATCAGGGCTAAGAGCTTTTTGTTAGCCTCACGAAGCTCCGTTAGTTCGTCCTTTGGGAGTTCGTCAAGTTCATCAGAAGATTCAGGGTCTTCTTCATTTTCGTTCTCTTCTCCCGATTCGCTTGATTCGTTTTCTTCGTCATCTGATCCATCAGACTCTTCGGAAGACTCACTGGAATCAGAACTTTCATCGCCCGTTTCACTTTCTTCGTTGTCATCAGATTCTTCCTCCGATTCGTTTTCAGAACTCTCGTCATTTTCTTCGTTATCGTTTTCAGCTTCTTCCTCACTTGGTTCAAATCCAAGCAAATCCAAAATGCTGTCTTGAGTTTCTACTTCTTCTTGAATTTCTTCCGTAGTTTTTTCGTTTTCGTCACTCATCGTAGACCCCTAAAAATTCTTCGATTATTCCACGCTCAAAAAGATCTGCCTCTTTTCCGCGTCGAGTTGGATACTTGTCACCAAAGTTCCGTAAGTTCCCTAGTGCAGTATTAAATTGTCCGCTAGTTACCTGATCCCAAAAGTTCGGTGTTTTCTTTGCCATGTTTCCGTATTGATGCCCTACACTAAACAACACTGTCTGCATCGCAAGAGGTAAGTTCTCAAACTTTTGGGCTGATACTTTGTTAAATTGTTTAGCCAATCGGCCCAAGTCTCGATCCATTATCGCACGATCGAAGGATCTAAGTTGGGCATCTTTCAGCTGAATTGGATTATTTCTGAGTAATTTTTGCGCAGTTTTTCCACGAACTCCGAGGAGCGGCCTAAGTGCTGCGATCGTTGTTTCTTCAACACCTGCCAATCGCAAACCTTCTTCGCTTTGATGAGCCAGGTCAACTCCTGTTCCGATAGTTCCTCCACTTTTACCAAGCGGGTTACCGAACTTATCTTCTGGCACGTAGGCTTCTGTGGCAAACCCTTCAAGTTGTTCAATGAAATCATAATTAATCGCGGCCATCCAAGTCGTCCTCTGTTAAAAATTCTTCCATAGGAGCCAATTGGCACGAGTCCATTACTGAATCTGGCCAAGCAATCAACGTTCGGATCGCGTCGATTCTACCACGAATCCGCTCATCGTCCTCGTTACCATGCTCCAGCATGTCACGCAAGTCTTCGATCATAAGTTTAGTCTGACCTACGAACTCTTTCCAGCCATCGGTCTCAACCATACGCTTAACGGCAAACACATTGATATCACTAAAATCGTTGTTTTCCATTATGCTACTCCTTCAATTGGTACCAAGTTACCTGCTTGTGCTTGATCTGCAACTTGCTCATCAGGTGCAGTAGCAACGTTAGGCATTGGTTGACGTTCAAAGTTATCAACGTTTTTCGCGCCCAAGTTTACTGCGATGTGCTTGAAAATTCTAACCATGTCAAAGCGCTGCGCAAGTTCAGGATTACCGGCCATGATCTGATAAAGCTGAATCCAAGCCTGAGAAAAGTTACCGCCTGGAATACTTCCATCACGAATCTTGACATCATAATCAACAATCAGATCGAACGGGGTAACTGGAATTGGCTCATTCATTACGCCGAACTGCTTACGAAGAACTTCCGGCCAAGCGCCTATGGTCCGCACATACGTATCACCATCCATCAGTTGCTGGGTGTGACTAGCAAACATCATGGCGATGTCCTGAAGACCTTGATAAGAACTAATCCTCGCCACACGTTCAAGCCGACTGACTGCACCACTCATCGTTCCTTGAAACTCAGCACTTGTTAAACGTTCTGGGCCACCACTTCTAAGGTTACCCATAACAGGATTATCGGTGCCACTAAGTGTTTGCATTAACGAGCTGATAATTCCCGTGTCTACCATGTTACCACGAGTAATGTCATTTACGTTAAGTTGCTGAACTGCGTGCTGAACGCCACGGCCCCAAGCAGGTCGACGCATACGAATAAGCTTGCCAGGTTTAGGATCCCTCAAGTCATTAATGTTGACCAAGTAAGGATCTACCACGAACATATCATTCATGGCCTTACGAACGTTCGCGATGTGGGAATTAAACAGCCAATTAAGAACACCCTGCATACCGTCCATTACTTCAATACGAGAAATTGGGGTGTTAGAATAACCGTCATACTCGGAGGCCGTAACGCCTACGGGAAATCTCCCATGCATAAAGCCAAGCTCACGACACTTAGTAATAACGGTGTCACCTGCCAAATCGAATACCCAAGTTTCAGGATAGTCATTGGTGCCTAGGTTCCACTCGCTTGGAATAAGCTTAACGTACATTGTAACGACGTCAACTTTGTGTGCATGCTGGTCTTCGTTTCGATTGTAATCGGTGCGATTAGTTTTAAGCCCACGCTTAGATTCATTACTAGTAACGATTGTGGTTTCTGCGTTGTGCAAATGCTTCAAGTAACGAGCATTAAACATGTCAGGATCTTCGAGCTCTTGACTAAGAACACTCATCAAGTTAGTTCGATTAATCCAACCAACAAACTCACCGTCCTGCACATGATCAACTGATACGTTTGGATCTGGCAAGTACAAGTACGGGTCTACGTTCTCAAGTGCGTTACCTTCGTGAATTACTGCCCGTTCATAATTGATTTCTTGGCCTCGGAGTTTGCGCTGGCCTAACCAATTAGTCTCAGTAATGTCAGTAATGACTGGCTTTTTACCTTGGTGAACTTTCCACGTTGGCACCACAATTCCTAGCCCATACGCAAAGTTATCACGAAACATAGTATGAAGGGCTAACGGCACCTTGTTATATTCGCAGTGTTGTTGAATAACTTTCTCAAGCAACATCGCTCCAATGGTGTCATCAGGTCCCGAACCTACATAGCGAAAAATCGGGTCTTGAAAAAATGCCATAACCATGTAAGAAATCATAGTCTCCAAAATTGCATACGAGTTTGGAAACACAATACTTACAGGTTTGTTTGGATCAGCAGTTTTAAGACTCTCCTCACTTTCGGTCAAATCAATATACGTGGTGAGAGTTTTGTCGATTTTGTTCCACGTTGGAAATCGATTACTAATCGCGGTGTGCGCATCGTTAGCGCGACTCCAGATTTTGCTGACCAACTTGTCATGAAACTCGGTGCCAGGTTTAAGCTTCAACCCATCGGGATATTCGTAGTCATAGTTTTTATTTCTGAGGTTTGTCAATCGCTCACGTAAAACTGCAGAACGATTGTGACCCATAGTAATAGGTGGCATTATTAATGAACCCTCCAATTATTAATAACAGGATCATTATCGATCTCGTCATATTCGGTTTCTTCTGCGCCAGCGGAATCAAAATCCTCTGGATCAAAGTATTGCTGATCTTTTTCAAGTAGTTCCACGATGTAAGCTGCGGCATCCATAACATCCCAAAGTTTGGAACGTGGGAAACCAAGCAGCTGCCCTTCAAGCTTCGCACAGCAATTTTCATTGTGGTAAATGTATCCTTGCCGATAATACGGGGCAAGCATTGCAATACGTTCTTCCTTGGAAGCCCTCGCATGAAGGCTGACCCATTGTGGAAAAATGCCCTTAACTCGCATCTGGTTCTTAAATGGTTGAATAATGAACTCATTAAGACTTGTTACTTCCACGGCCAAGGTGTTCGCCCGAAACTGTTTGCACATATCCAGGGCTTTGTTATAAAGCTCTTCGGGGTAAAACTTACCGGCAACGATGTCCCTCACGTACATCTTATGACTCTCGCGATCTATTCCCCAACAAACAATGGCGCTGTCGGCAGAATGGAGCTTGACAGTTTTCGCGGGGTCAACGATGACTACATTACGGAGGTTTTTAAAGTTGCTAGAACTGCCAAGCTCCACATCATTATAACGCTTGAAGTATTCTGGCATGAATACTGCGTCTTCCTTAGAGATCGGTATGTTTCGAAACTCACGATAAAACACATCCATCATGCCCTTTTTACGATGGTACTCAACTTCGAGCGCGATTTCCTCATCAGTTATCATACTCGGGGCGTTCGACTTGAACTCATCATTGCAGAGTTCTTGACGAACACTTTCCCAACCTGGGGCATTCATAAGCTCTTCAAGTAGTGAATCTTCGTGCTTTAAGGTATCAATGTAAATAATTTGCCAATTTTTGTCTACCCGACTAACACACTTGATAAGGTCAGCATTAAACCATTCCTTGCGAGCATTACGAATGTCATCGTTCTGCATGGTCTTAGCTTCTTCAAGATCATCAATAATGATTAAGTCAGGTCGAGCATTGCCGTAAAGAATTCCACGAACCTGCTGGCCACTACCACGGGGATAAACAAGGGTGTTAAAGATGTTTCCGTTATCGTCAGGTGTGCCTACACTGGCTACCCATGCACGCTTAGAAAACGTCTCGTCCATCATGCCAGTACCCTTGGACTTAATGCTGCCAAAGAGTTTCTTAACGAGTGGATTGGCCAGAAGCTCACGCTTCAAGTTATCAGTTTGAAGTTCAGCACTTCCACTGGACTGACTAACGTACGCCAAGAATCTGCACTGTTGAAACAGGATCTTTCGGGCACTAAGTGCGAGTCCAACAATCGACGTTTTGCCAATTCCACGGGGCGCTGCAATAGCAATCTTGGGCGCTCCGCTGTCAATCATCTCAAAGATTTCCTCATGCAGCGGACTGAACTCTGCGGTGAAGCGTTCTGGAAAAAACATCTTAGCAATAAACTTGGTAGACTTGGAGCACATAGCCATGATGTCAAGCAGGTCGTTTTTGGTAAGCTCGTCCAAGTTTAGCATAAGTTATTTCCTCATATTTTCAACAATGGTTTTAAGTCCTGTCATGGCGCGAGTGTTGTTTTCAACTAAGTCAATTAACACTTTGCGTTGAATCATAGCATCGTTAGACATTGTCTCGATTCGTTTATCAAAGCGAATAACAATGTAAACTAGTGCTGCAGCCATAAAACCATCAATGCCGTAGTTAGCAATAAGATCAACAACTAAAGTTTCCATTAGACGACGTCCTCCTTAATGCACTTGGCCCCAGCAACCTGAATAAGTTCCACGAAATTCTGGGGGCTAATGTGTGAAGGATTAACCTTAGTCCACTTGAAAGCTTTGACCAGTGGCGCCACACAACCCTCAGAACAGAACCAACGAAGGTCTGCGTCACTGAGTCGCTTGAATACGAACGCCAAGACGCCTATCCAGTCGTACTTAGTGTTTTTAATTGCAAGCTGGGTAATGAATTTTGAAATCGCAATCATGTGAGTTTGACTGCATGGAAGCTCCCAAACTTCGTACTCGGTGCCAGCACGATGAAAGTCAAACGAACTGATGCACCAACGTTGAAAACGATTCTGGGGATTCGGCCAACATTCAATCAGTGTCCCCATGCCAGTTAAGAACCCAACATGTGAATAACTAGGACTACGGGTAACAAATCGAATGGCTTTACTTATCCAGCTTTGCCCACGAAAAGCTACAAATTTAACACTTGACATTGTTAAGCTCCTATGTTAAAAATTCAAACGTAGGAGGTTAAGACTCTTCTACGTCAATTATATTTCCGTTTTCAATGCCGAGCTCGTTAGCCCGATCCTTAATTTGCGCCAAGTCATCTGCGGTAAAATGCCCATGAAGGTGGTTAACCTGTTGCGGGGCAGCATTACCACTACGATCAAGGGTGTCCTTGGCGGCACTAAGTCGAACATTTGCTGGGCAATTAACGTCATTAAGAATTGTTTCTAAGACTTCAACTGCCCGCGGTGCAAGCTTACTAACTTCTTCTTTGATGCTAATAACCTCGTCATCAGCTTTGTTCTGCATTAGTTTAAGTTGTTCTTGCACTACGGGCGAGTTTCGAATACTTGAGACTTGTTCCTTTGTTATCTTAAGGGCTATCGCAATGTCAGTGTTCTTGTGGCCCAGGAAAATTCTGCGCTTAACTTGGTGGTGAACGTCCCACATGTCACTTACTTCCCATGAAGTCTTAGCGCGCCCCTGAGCTACTGCGAAGCGCCGATCTGTTTTAGTGTCAGTTTCTCGTTCCATGAGTTAGTCCTCAATTGGTGCATAGTCAGTGGTTGTTGGACTCTCGTAAAACGGCGCAAAACTTTGGTCATTGCCGTACTGGTTCCACTGGCTAATACTTGATTTCCCATCGGCCAACGTGGAGTCGAACAGAATGTTTCCACCAGCTTCGAACATTGCGCCGTCGTAAGAGTTTCCGCCCTTAAAGAATAACTGAGCCCATGGAAGGGTCTCACGAAAAAAGTAACCAGCGCCCCGAGCGTAGTCAACAAAGGTATCTGCGTCTTGGGTTGTGAACGTTCCTTGGCCGATAAGTACTCCCATGGCAAAATCGTCGGTAGCGTTAGGAGTCTCACCCACCTTAACAAGTGCGTTAGCGAGAGTTTCTGCCATTAGAATTCTATCGGCGTTAGCGGCCCGAATACCTGCGGCGTTACATCCTGCCAATCCCAACGAGCCCACGGCGAGCACCGTAACCAAAAATCGTGTAAGTTTAGTTCTGTTCATCGTCTCCTCCTTTTTGGCGTTAACCTTTTCCGTTGTTTATCATGTATTATAACATGGTTTTGGGCAGTTGTCAAGTATTAACAAAAGGTTGGGATTTGGATACAGGTGACACAATTATAAAACAGTTGTACATTTTGTGACTGTGGTACACACACTCAATTTACAGTAACGTTTCCCCCATTGGGGGCCGTTGTTGTTGGTAAGGAACTTGGCACAGTAGTTGCAGGTGGGCCACCACGCACGTTGGTACGGGCGCAACGATTGGCATGGTTATTGCATGGGGAATCAACGTGTGTGACTTTGGCAACGGGCGCAAGGAAGCTTGCCATTTGCAAAGAAACGGCGGGTGTTTGTCAACGTTGCTTGACACCGTGGTGTGGTGGTGGTGTAACGTGCCGGAATCATTACGTTGTTTGTATTGGCACGACACTTGCAATATAAATGGTACGAACGGGGAACAATCCCAACGACGGAAGGTAACAACATGAAAACTGGCAAATGGATTACACGAATATATGACGATGAATGTAAGTATGCTCGTAATGTGTACATCACGAATACGGAACCATTACACGCGGAACTCGATGCGTGGGTGTATGACGCCAAGGAACGATATACCATCGGAAGTTTTACGGTCGAGCACGACGCCAATAATCAATGGGTGACAATATGACAAGTTGGATATATTACTTGGTAAAACAATGGCATCAAGATGATTATCAATATGAGTTACCTAAGCGTATCATGGAAAAACACGGCTTGTTAATTATGGTTATATGCATTGAACTTAATGGTGCGGAGTTTTAATCGACTACAGGGAAAAACTATATGACTAAAAAGGCAAAACAACTTAAAGATCCACAACGTGAAATAGTTTTTCGGTTACAAGAATATGCTGCCGAATCCAGTGAGTGGCATCGACTAAGCATACTTCGATATATTGGGCGTATAGCCCATCAATTGCAAATAGATATGAGCATTCAACAACGGGAGAAAAGTCATGAGTGAAAACAACAACGTGGTAATGGAAAAGGAAATTCGTTTAACAAGCAAGGATCAAAAGTATGTTATCAAGGTGCGCATGGACTTTAGCAACGTGAGTAAAAGTCAATTGTTGACCTGGAGTTTCCAAAGCCAAGTAATCGCCATGCAACGTGCGTTGAGGGAGTGTAGTCGTGAAAGCTTGACCGAACTTGTGGAAAATGGTTATGAATGCCACGCACTTAACGCGGGAACAAAACCACGCACCAATGCGGAAGTAATTGCCGAGGCCAAAAGTGTCGTTGCGACTTTGACCGACGAACAAAAAGCCGAACTGCTTGAAACGTTAATGAGTTAAAGTTGATGACAATCAATCACGGTGACGGGGTGAAACGTGGCAAACTTCACCCTTCGGTGATAAATTTAACATAGCGGGTTAAACCATGACAAACAAACTAACCGTACTCTTTGGCGTGTTAATCATTACAAGTTTCGTCCTTGGTACTTGGTACCTGTCAAGCGTGGTGATTCCATAAGTTAGTCACGCCGTTACGATAAAGCTTAACGCGACAAACCACGTCGAATAAAGTGTGTTTGTTGTGTTCGGATTAACCGGATTGGCCGTGTTATTTGAATTGTTCCACCCCGTCCATATCCTTAAAAGCTTTAACCATGGTCCTATGTATTTGTGTTCGGATTATTCAGGTTGTTTAAATCTAAAAAAA